AGCAAGCATAAGAAAAGTAGCGGAGCCAATACCCTATTTTCATTAGGGGCTGTGATAACCTTTCATGATTCGTTGAGAATTGAATATTGATGGTTGGAGTGGTATAATTTTCTTATCATACGAATGAAAGGGGAAATTTACTATGACATTCTATAATTCTCACGGAAAGCCAATAGCTTATTTGGCAGATGAACAACATATCTTTTTATTTAATGGGCGTCCGGTGGCTTATTTGTATGATAATAAAGTATATGGATTTAATGGACATCATTTTGGCTGGTTTGAAGATGGCTGGATTAGAGATAAAAGAGGTAGATGTGTGTTCTTTACAGAAGACGCTTCTGGTAGCGGACCAGCGAAACCAGCTAAATATGCGAGGCCAGCTAAATGTGCGAAATATGCGAAGCCAGCAAAGTGTGCAAAATACGCCGCATGTGCAAGGCCGGCGAAAAGTTCATCTTGGTCAGAATTATCTGGGGAGCAGTTTTTTGAGCAGTAATAGAGTAAAGCCAACCATCAATATTCGGTGGTTGGTTTTTTATTGCGAAAAATCGGGAGGGATATTGGCATGCGAACCAGTGAATTAATTCAAAGAATAAAAGTCTCTTATAACTTCATCCGTTATGGAAAAGGGAATGTTAGGCTTATGACATGTGGAAAATGTGGAGGTGTTTTTATCCACCCCATATCTGAATCTCCACAAGAAGGAGAAATAATTACTGACCAACGCCATATTGATAGATATTGGGTTGAATTTAATCAATGTATGAAGTGTGGTGCTGTGTGTGAGGAGACACAACTTTGGAATTTTGAGGGCGAAGCGAAGAAAATAAATCCCAATATCAAAGTTGTAAAAAAATGAGGTGGTTATATGCAGGTCACAAAACACGCCAAAGAGCGTATGAAAGAGCGTTGCGGCCTGAACGATAAATCTTCGGAGCGTCTGGCTAAAATCGCATATGAAAAGGGTCTGAGGCATGGAGATTTGACCGGGAATCTGAAAAAGTGGGTCGATAAGCAGTATTTTTATAACCGACAAGCAAACCAGGTTCGGCTTTATGGGGACAAGGCGTACATATTCCATAATCAGAAGTTGATTACTGTGATTCAGATACCGCATAATCTTGTCAAAGAGGTTGTGCGGATTAGTAAGAAAGGTATAGGTGTTGGCTGTTGATGTCAGAGCGGTTTTGCAAGGGGGCTTCAGGAGAATATAAACATTGTGAACACATGAAAGAGTGTAACTTGTACGTATGCCCCGAAGTGATTGGTAATGGTAGTGAGCTTTATATAATTGGAATGGGTAATCCGTGGTTTATGTGTAAAAGAGACTATCCTGGTTTTAGGTCAATGACGGAATCTGAATTTATTGAGTGTTATCAGCAAAATCCAAAATTTTGGGAGTTTCCGTTAGAAGACTTCCTTGCAGAAGCAAAAGAAATAGGGTTTGTGGAGGGGTAATCAATATGTTTGACATCGAAAAGGCGCGGGCAAGGGGAATAGACGAACGTTCCATAAAAATTATGCAAGACATCAACGAGAACAACCAGAAAGAGGAATCCTGTCGGCGGCATGAGTTTGAACGTGAGAAAATCAATGGTCTGCCGAAGTATCGGTGCAAGAATTGTGATTGCGTGGAAGATGTCTCTTTTGTAAAGGGATATATGAGGGGGTTAGAGCATGGCAACATATCAAGCGATTTATAAATGCCGGTTATGCGGAGAAGAACGAACCGACTATTTTTCACCAGAAGTTTGCCAGTTAATAAGGAGGATGGCGTGAAAGTAATTATATGCGGTGATGGGAAACAATTTGTTTTGCCGGAGGATATTCAGGAAGAGCAGTTTGATTCAAAACAGATGGATGAAGAAACACAAAGGATGATTGATGATTTACACTTTCCGATAGAATTGAAGGCTTCTTTTGATATGCCAGTTCCTCCAGGTGAATTACTCTTTGTTTGGAACGGTTTATGCACTTGGAAACAGATTCAGCAGAATAATTGGCGGCGTTTACATGGTTTGCCTATGAGAAGGAGGAAGCGATGATAACCGAGGAAATGATACCGAGGATTGAGCAGGCCTGTTGTGTTTTTGTGGCGGCAGGATTCGAAACGAGGTTGGAGAAATGAAACGAAGATTTAATAAAGGGGACATTGTTCTTTGCACAAAGTTTTCTATCGAACAGAATATGGTAATTGATGAAAGCGGAATCAAAGTTGTACCATATGTTGATGATACGTGGTTTAACAGAAAGGCTTATGTCAGTAAAGTCTATAAGGAATACATGGAGCAAACGCTTGGTGGAACACATGAGGAAAAAGACGAATATGAGATAACATTCCTTGATGATGGAAATACGTTGGCGTGGGTAAGTGGGAACGACTTAACGCTCATGATGAGAAACGATTGTGCTCATATTCTAAGTTTGCTGGGAGGATGGAATAAATGCTTTTAAGACCAGAAAGGGAATATGATACTCCTCCGAAATACTGTACAATAAAAATTGATGAAAACTTATATCCATCTGAAATGCAGGAGCACAGGTTGATTTCAGATAGATTCAATGTAAACATGGAAATAGTTACAGATTGTAGAATCATCCGAAAATATATTTTTGAGAAGCCAATCGCCGTATTCATACCAGGACCTTTTAAGGTTGAATGTGACGATGGACATTGTAGTATATGTTACATGGCTGATAATAGGTTATCAATAATTGAAATTGAAGGGACTAAGATGGATTTTTCAAAAGCAATGAATCCGCCAGAAGATGGATTTGACGGGCGGGCGGATGTAAAAGCAGGGTGGGTTGTATGTCCTTACTGCCAGAAAAAGCAGTTTAAGGTCAATCCTGATACAAAGATTGAGAAAATGCCGTATAAGTGTAAGAACAGCAAATGTCGAAAGGAGATAATTGTAAATGTGGAGTAAGTTAAAGCATTATATGAAGTGGAATTTTATGACAGGCCATATTAGTATTGGGAATCTTACAATATATGGGAGAAATGCCATGCATTGGGGAGTACAACTACATACTAAAAAATACGGGTATATTTGTTTTAGGTTGCCTTTTCTATGTGATGGACATTGGTGGCCGCTGTATTTCTATTGTAGTCCCAATGCAACACCTTGGGCGGCAACATTTATGATTGGGAAGAAACATGACTGCGATGATTGGGCAAAGTCAAGAGTTCGTAGATGCTGCTTAGGGCATAATTTTGATGTTCATGGTTGGAATAAAGAATATGAATGCGAAAATTATGATATTCTTCGCGGCATAAATAGGGGCCTTGCAACGAGATGTTGGTATTATCAAAAATGGCAGAAAGAACATCCCGAACAGGATTAAGTTAAAAATTATGTCGATTTAAACCAGTGCCTAGTGAGCCTTCGACCTTTGCGAAATAAACAGAGGAAGGAGGCTTTTCTTATGAATTTTCAGGAACACCGGGAAATAATCAATAAACTAAAGCGGCAGCTTACTACGCCGCCATCATACGATATGCTCAGTGTTCTTTTGAGTGAACTCCAGTACACGATGGAAGATAATCCGGAACTGTCGGTTGCCGACAGGGATTTTGTGATAACATATTCCGGGTACATAAAGAAGTGGGCGACCACGATGTATGTGGAAACCATGGAGCAGCAGTGGGACGACCTGTACTGGCGAACCATGTTGTTTGAAGCACCGTATTTGTTTGAATCGTATTTGATATACATGGAGAAAGACAGAAATCCGGAGAAGCGGTTTTATCTTCCACGGAGAAAAAGCTTGAAAGTCGTCGTAGATGACCTTCAGGACTTGGAAGACGGAAAACTGGATTTTTACGGATTGTCGATGCCAAGTCGTGTTGGTAAGTCCACAGTATGTATTTTTTATCTTTCTTGGATTGCTGGGAAGCGCCCTAACAGCCATAGTGCAATGGGTGGGCACTCTGGGAAGTTGGCAAAAGGGTTTTATGGAGAACTTTTGAACCTGATAAATACTCGTGAATACAAATTTTCAGAGATTTTCCCAGATTCTCCGTTGCAGAAAACCAGTGCAGAGGATTTTGAAATCAATCTGGATGAGCCTGACCGTTTTGCCACGATTACGTGCCGTGGTATTGATGGGACATGGACGGGAGCTGTTGATGTATCATCGGATGGCTACCTATATGTTGATGACCTTATCCGTGACCGTGAGCATTCCTTGAATCCGGTTCGTATGGAGAATACCTATCAGGAATACCTGAATAAGATGGTAGACCGTAAAAATGATGGTGCCAGGGAACTGATGGTGGGCACCCGGTGGAATATTATAGACCCCTTGGGAAAAATAGAAAAGGAGAATGCGCACAATCCGCGATACAGGTTCCGCAAGATACCAGCACTTAACGAGAAAGGTGAGTCGAACTTTCAGTATGAGGTTAAAGGCTTTTCAACTCAATATTATAAAGATATGGAAGCACGCTTGGACAAGAACGAATGGGAGGCTAAATTTCAGCAGAAACCATTTATCCGTGAAGGATTGTTATTTCCAGAAGATGAACTACGCTTCTTTTTTGGTATTCTTCCGGCCAGCGGATTTGTCCGTGTTGTTACGGCCTGTGATGTGGCTTGGGGCGGAGGAGATAGTCTTTCAATGCCGATAGGTTTTGAATATGAGAACGGGGATGTGTATATTCCAGACTGGGTATTTAATAAAGGCATAAAAGAAGTAACCATTCCTGTGGTTGAAGGAAAAATCATTGGGAACAAGATTCAGCAGATAAACTTTGAGGCTAATAACGGTGGTGATATGTATGCGAAGTATGTAGATGATGACTTAATCCGTCAAGGTTATAAGTGTTCTATTACATCGAGTAAAGCACCTGGGAAAATGGCTAAAATGACAAAAATCATACAATATTCGGGAGATATCAAACGTCGCTTTATTTTCTTGGCACCTAACAGATTGATTAAGGATGCGGCAAAGAATGACCCACCAGGAATCCATCGTTATATGAGAAGCCAGGAATATGATGAAGCCATGGATGAGCTTACTAAATTTGTACAAATAGGTGACAATGAGCATGATGACTCGCCCGATAGCCTTAGCCAGTTGGAAAGATTTTTGGAGGGTGGATTTACGGCTGAAGTAAAACCTATGCCACGACCATTTTAGAAGGAGGACGAGTATTATGATTGTGACGAGAGAGTACCTGGCAAATTATCCATATATTAGAGATGTAATTGCTAAAGATGAAAAAAAATTACAAAGATACAAAGATAATCCACCAGAAACCTTATATGGGAAGGTATATGGTTCTAATCCATGCTTTCCTTTTCAGCGGCGAGGCTTTACTGTTTCAGGCCCATGTGGAACTGATAGCAGGCAATGGAAAGAAAGAATACATGATTTAGAGTTAAAAATTGCTCAGGAAAAAAGATTCTTTGAACAATTGATGGTGGAGATTGATGAGTTAATTTTGTCGATTGAAAATCCAAGAGATAAGATGGTATTTGAGTATCTATATCATGATGGAATGAAACAAAAGGATGTAGCTAAGAAGTTACATATTGACCAGAGTTTGGTTTCGCTGACTGTGAGCAAATATGTATCTTAAAAAAGTAGCAATTTCACGACTGATTACTTAGCGTTAAATACCTTG